TTCAGCACAATTCCCTCAAGCCGGTCGAGCTGTTTCTTGATATCATTCAAGCTATCGATGATTTCTTGCATAATCGTATTAATCCGGCTTATTTTTAAAGCTAAATCAGATATCGCTCCAGTTCTTTGTTTATTTCATCGATAATGAGTCGTTCAATCTTCTCTTTCTCGAGATCGAAAACCAAGCGGAAAAGAGGGCGTTCAGGGATATGCTTTGTTCCAAATTCTAGGAAGTGAGCGATAAGTCCCTTCTCGTGATTGAAGATCCCAACCTTGACAACCTTGGGCATGCGACCCTCTACAATGTGGGTGATTAAGCTTCTCAGCTCTCCCGTATCGACCCAGATCTTCGTTGAGTGCTTTCTCCTAGCAGTCTTTGGATCCAAGGGCTGCCAACCGGCCCACTGCTTGTCTATCATCTCAACCAATTTAGCCTCTAGGTAGGTCCCTGCTTTGTTGGCAACTCTCTCTAAAATTCCATCGATATCGCTGAGCAGTTTCGGAATGTTGTTGGTATCTCTAACCTTGGGCATCCAATCACCTCGTGTATTTCAGCTGATTTAGGTCATGGCTGTTCGGGAACTTCCTGATACTGATGTTTTCTTCGGTGATTTCAATCGCCTCGATGAAGTCTTTGCGAGGAATGAGCAGGATTATCCGCATAGCATTTTCACCATGAGGGCGATCACTCCAAGGCCGAACAGGAACTCTACTACATCACCTAGAAAATTCGCAGGCTTTTCCTTCCCAGCAAGGTAGATGTGCTCGATGATCTCGTAAAAGATGAACACCACAAAAACAACTGGGAAGAAGAAGCTCACAGCTCCTGCAATCGTATGTCCGAAGCTTTTCCTGTCGTCAAAGACATTCAGCATCATATCTTTAATTACTTCTTTTCACCTGCCTTGGATCCGAAATAGAATGCAAGGATCACCATTATGATTTCAACCATTCTCTCTGCCTCTATGCTTCCACTAACTCCAAGATAGGCCACCGCACACGAGAAGATTATCGCAATAATAGCTCTCACAGATCCTCTTGGCATCCATAGCGGTCTGCTTGTATCACTAACCTCATCTAAAGCTGGCATAATCAAGAAACAGATCTCAAGAATAAAACGGAAAGTCAGGAATTCAGCAACTGCTGCACTTTATCCTGGCACTCCTTCGAGCAGCATACGAGGACAGCTTTATCATATTTCTTCTTGAAGCTGATGAGCAGATCCTGCTTCTGCTGTGGAGTCATCTTTATGGTGTTCGAGCAGAAGGGGTTCATACATGGGACCTCTACAATCTGGCTTTCAAGCTGCTTTTTAACATTCACAGCAGCTAAGAGATTTTTCAGCGAGGCTTCATTGAGCCTCTGCCATTTCTCCCTCCATCTGTTCTCCTTCTTGAATCGCTTCACGAGATACCATCTGCCATGTCTCTTCCGCAGGAACATTCTTGCCTGTGTCATTTTCGTTCCCTTGTGGCAAGGTTATACTTCAATTATTTCGAATTTACTCCATCCGTGGCTATTAAAACTATGAAATCCGCTTGTGGCAAGATTCTTTAAGTTGTTTCTCTCTTTATCCACGAGATTCTGCTTTAGAATCGCTATTTCGTTGAGGTACTCATCCTTGTAGATTGTGTTCTCTTTGTAATCTACAACAACAGCATTGATCAGAAGGTTGATGCGTTGCTTCTTGCAGATAGATCTGAGGGGGCAGTCAGCTATGCAAAATCCCTCATTCTGGCATAAATGCAGCAGCATTGGCAATTTTTTATTTTTAGGTAATTTACTCTTTTTGGCTGACATGAAAGTTATATCAGCCTCGATTTCAGTATTACATCTCTCAAGATCTCGCTTCTCTTTTCGATCACTCTCGTGATCCTCGATTTCAGGACTATGACCTCTTTTATTATCTGCTCGACGAGGATGCTGTAGTAGTCGGTTATTTCCCCCGAGGCGAAGTTGAATACCTTGTACTCGTCTTCTGCAAGCTTCGAAGCGAAGTTGTAGAGCTTGTAACTGTCCTCGAGCAGCTTGCTTACCTGCTCTAAGATCTTGTAGACATCCTGGACTGAAGCTGAGGAGTAATTCAGGATCTTGTACGCATCTTCTATCTGCTTTTTAGCGAAGATGTAGATTGTATAAGCATCGCTGAGCGATTGCTGGGCGAATTGAAGTATCCTGTACTCGTCCGTTGCTGTTCTTGCTGCGAAATTGAGAATCGAATAGCTGTCAGCAATCGCCTTCGAGATAAGGCCGCTGATCGCGTAGACATCTTCAAGGAGCTTTGATGTGTAGTTGTAAATCGCATATGAGTCTGCTGCTGTTTGCGATGTATAATTGAGGATCTTGTAGGCATCGCTTTCGAGCTTCTCAACGAAGTTCAGGATCTTGTAGTAGTCGGTTACGGTTTGTAGAGCGAAGTTGAGGATCTTGTAATCATCGGAGAGCTGGCTTGCCGTGAAGTTCAGTATTTTGTATTCGCCACTCAGGAGCTTTTGTATGAAGTTGAGGATTTTGTAAGTGTCTGTGACTGTGTTCGAGGCGTATGTTACTGCTGTAGGTTCATAGAATATCTTGTGCTGCCCGTAAGTCCAGTAACCAGTCGCATCTGACTTGACAAAACTCTGTCCGTAGCTCCAAACGACTGTGTAGCTCGTCATATTGTCGTTACCTCGACTTCTCCGTTAAACCAAACAGCATATCCGTCGAGGTACTTCTTAACGTAGCCTCTGACATAGCAGTCTCCATCTTGCTGTGGTGTGAAAGTTACAGATAGGTCGGTCCACGTTGTTCCGGGAGCCTGTGTAGACTTTGCAGTTGCTGTTTTTGTTCCGGTTGCTTCGCTATAGTATTCTACCTCGATGTAAACATCATCAGGGGTTACAGTTCCGGCATAGTTAGAATCGTACATGGATTTGACGGTTATTTGGTACTGTGTCCCAGCTGAGAGGTTTGTGATTTTCCATTCGAAAGCTTCTATCTCATTTAAAGTTGTGGTATTCGAATTTGGAGTGACTTTAATACTTGATGAAGCATTGCCCACGATGTTTAAAGTGTCTTTTTCAATTGTACCATGGGGCATTAGTATTTTGTGTGTGCCAACACCATCCACATCTTCAAGATAGATTTTGTAAGACTTACTATAGGCTGTATTGAAGATTATCTTTGTTAAGTCAACTGAACCGCCTATTATATATATCTCGCCACGTGCTCTAATATCATAGGTTGCATTTCCTGTAAACGTACAATTCTTAAGGATAATTTTATCAGCAAAATTTGGCACCATAAGACCAGCATAGCCAGTAGGCGAATTATCAATTTTACAATTAATAAACTTAGCATAACACCTATTTGCCTGAATTGTATACCTTGATAACCCACCATTAGTCCCAAAATTACAATCTGTTGCAATAAGGTTTGAACCGTAATCCAAGTTTAGTCCGTATCTTGCCTTTGTTGTACCATCATGGTATATATCTACTCTATCTAAATAGATATCTGCAGCAGTATTTATCTGAACCTGCGTTCCTCCAGTGTTTCCTGAATTTTTTATTGCTAAATCTCTCAAAATCCAAAAAACGTCAGCACTAAGTACCAAAGAAGTAACCGCAGCTTCTTGAGTATCAATAACTGGTTTTGCATTACCAGTTTCAGTTGCCCAACCTGTACCGTCATCACCTATTAAAGTTATATGAGAAGTAAACGACCCATCATTTATAGGGTTAAGATTTTTACTGGAATAATATATTTTCCCTCTTCTTATATACCCAACATCTCCAGCTTGAGCAACATCAAAAAACTGTTGGATGTGGCAAAATGCTGTTGTCGGACTTAAGCCATCATTGCTATTCTTCTTAGCCGTTGCCGAATGTGTATTCTGATAGAAAGCATGATCTATTGTCAATTCTGTATCACTCGTTATTGCTGTGACCTTATACCACTCCTTACCTTCCGTTGCATCATCCGATTTGATGTAATCCCCCACTGAAAGCTCCGTTGTAAAAGCTGTGCCACTTCCTGTAACTGTTGTAGAGCCATTAGTAAAAGTGAGTGTTCCGGTCAATTGAGCTGTATAAGCGTCGTGGTCAATAAAATAATCCGTCATAGTGCTTTCAAGCTAACATATTTAGTTTTCAACTCATTCACGACTTTATCTCTGAGTTCCTTGACTTTCACAGATTTATCCTGCAATGCCTGCTTGTCCTCTGCTGTAAGTGGTTCTGTGCTTAGCATTTCATTTAATCTCTGAACCTTCCTTGCCAACCACTCACCCTTCCCCATCAGTTGCTCTAAATCGTTGTATAGTTCTATTAATGTAGCTTTGTCGTCGTTAGCAGCTGCTTCTTTAATCTTCTCTAAAATAGCATTCGCTACTGTCTCAACCTCTTTATCTACGAACGGCTCTTTTCCCTCGAGTATTCGCTTCCACTCAAGAACTATCATGCAGGATCACCACTAAGCCGTCTGACCCTGCACCTTGATCTGGTAGCTGTTGTTCGCTATCGATGCAGCGTTTGCATTAACCGTTCTGCGAATCCAGATCGCGTAGTACTCTCCTGGGCCGAGATCACCTAAGCTGAGACCAGTATCATAATCCGTCGGATGGCTGAATGTCACCCCGGTTGGAGCAGTTCCCTCATCGGCGATTGATGTAGCAGTTCCATTCTTACCGGCTGGATCCAAGCCGATATCAACCTCGTCGTCTGCTGAAGTCGTATCCTGGCTGATAAAGACTTTTGCCGAGTATAAAGTATCCGTTGCATGTGTGTTTTTCACATAGATGCACCTGTACTCGACATCACCTGCCTGAGCCTCAGAAGCATCCACATCGTCAAAGATGACATTTGTCCCGCTTCCAGGGACTTCATTCGATGTTATCGCTCCCCCTAACGAACCCTGAGGTGTTCCATCTCCGCTGTAATAGTATTTTATATCTGTATCGCTTACCGGCATTCCTTATTCACCTCCAATTAAGTGTATTTAGCGTGGACGACTAACGAAGCGGTTTCACCGTGCAACACGCCTCCATCAGAGAATTCAACATACGCTTGAAACTTGTAAGTCCCTGCCTCATTGAAATCGCCGCTCTGGATAACATAACTCAGCCTTCCTTCAGAGGGATTTCCTTCGATGTTGGCATCCCACTCCTCTTCCACGCCGCTCGGCTTCTTAACCTTGATTTTTTTCGTTGTGGCATTTGAGAGGTCTGTTTCGGTCTCAAGAATCAGTTTCTGCCCCGTGTCGTCCACGTAGACTTTTCCCATGTGATTTAGGATGGCAGATTAATATAAAAAACAAAGTCAGTCTTCAGCCTCCAACGATGGTTCCCTGGATATTCCCTGTAACTTGCATTGGACCGCTGTTAACCTCCACCACAACCGGCAGATCGATTGTGACATTCTCCGTTACGAAGCTAACCTTCCCATGAACCGTGAGCTCAATCGCTGTAGTGGAGCTTACTTCCACAGCGTACTGCCCTCCATTTAGCAAGTCGATGCTGCCTTCGTTGCCGTTCACGCTAATGTTCAGCCACAGATAGTCGAAATAGCTGCTGTTAGCGAGGGATTCTGGATAGATCTTTATGTATGGCTCTCTGATCCCTGTTACGATCATAATTGTAGTCTGCGTGTCATTGAATTCGTCACCGCTCACCAGTCCTTCGAAGGAGAAGTCGATTCTCTGAACCGAAGCGTTGCTTCCTACAATAGAGATGTGGATGTTGGCCAGCTCCTTAACGATCAGGCCCGTGCTCACGACTATCAGGGCAAGTAATGTCAACGCTATCCACTTCTTCATGCTTAAAAGAATTTGAGGAAAATATTTAAAGAAAAGTCAGCTTTAATTCAGCTTTTACGCTTAAGAAGGTAAGCTCTTCTCGAGATGCCTGAATGCTTGGAGATAAGACTGTATTTTCTCTCCACAGCTTTGATTATCCACTCCGTTATCGAGCCGTCAGGTTCGGTGATCTTAACGATGTCGCCGATGTCAGCTTCTGCATCGGTGTACAGCCTGCGATCTCCAATCGAATACTCCCCTTCAGGCAGGCGTTGTAACTCTTTAGCCGTTATCTCTTGCAGGTGGCCCTTGATGTCCTGCGTGCTTTCGTTCCCAGCAACAAATTCGCCGGTTGATTGGTCACTGTAACCTTCTGTAATCCTGACAAGCTGGATCGAATACGGATAATCTAGATCAGAAATTGTCATAAACCGCCTCGGCTGGGTCCTGCATCTTCGTTATGATGTCTTTAAGTTCTGCCTTCCATCTCTCGAGCTGGTTCTGCAGATCGATGTAGTCAATGCTCACATCACCTTCCCGGATGGATCTGATAGCTCTGTTTTTGATCCTGCCAAGGTAAGCGGAGACAAGAAAAATAGCAGCTTGGAGCTTGTGGGCCCTAGTGCCCATGGCAGAATCTAAGCTTATACCTTCGGTCTGCAGGAACTCAGATGCTTCATCGAGGGCCTGCTGGATTGCTGGATCGTCGAATAAATACGGCTCCTCCAGATCCCCGATCTGCAGCCTGACATCATCTACTGTTGCAACCATGGGCCCTCTCAGCTTCTTATCTCAATCAATGTAGGATCGTTATTCTTCCTTGACTTCCTCAGAAGTCACCGGAGCAAGATCGAGCACGACAAGATTGCCGCTCTTCAGAGCATGCTTTACAGCTGGGCTTTGCTTTTTCTCATCCGCCGGAATTTCCACAACATCTCCTCTTTTAGCCGAAAAATCCTTGGTCTCGAGGGTTGTAGCTCTAACCTCTGCCTTAAGGGTCTTCTTTACCGGCTTAGCCATTGTACCACCTTAGAAAAAATTGGTTAGGCCTTGAGGCCGGTGATCACACAGATCAGCTCTGGGCTGTCAATGACCGGCTCAGCCATTGCGAAGTTGAAGTATCTATTATCGATCATTGGGTTGCCAAGGGACTTTCCGTCTACAGGCACAGTTGTGAGCGGAATTGCTTCAGCTATGTAGCCGACATCTTTCCTTCTCAGCACGGCAACTTGGCCGTCATCGTTTGGATCCACAGCATTGTCGACGACTATGTTCAGGCCAGCGATGGCTGGAACTCTTCCAGTCTCAACGACCCTTGCTTGCAGATAGTTGTTGTTCCTCACAAAATCGAATTTCGTGAGCCTCTCATACATCGCAGAAGACATTATGACATCAGTAGGCTCCAATCCCTCAGTAGCATCCCTTATCAACTTCTTCGCGTGCTCTAGATCGGCAAGAGGATCTCCGTTCGCTGTATCAGTCCAGTTCGTACCATCGAATGTGTGTATGCCTGTGGTATTCAAGATCTCGTAAAAGATCAGGTCATCCTCGAATCTTCTCATCTTATAGGTTGCTCTGTTGATTTTTCTGCTAACCGTGTTTATCCTTGCCCATCTTCTCTCCATCATTGTCACATCAAAGTAGGCACCATATGGCCTGATTGGCTTAGACTTCTTTGAGTAAGCCATGTCCAGCTGCGGGAAGCCGCCTTCCTCGGTTATCCAGTCTACATTGCCGACGATGTCACCTTCCTCGATCCAGGAAACAGAGTCGCTCGGGACCGTTTCAACGCTCAAAAGCTGCCTGCCGATAAGCGTTTTCTCGTAGACCTGCTTTACCCTTGCAATAACAACTTCTGGCTGCAGGGCCGGATGGTCCATATATCCGAGTTCAACCATCGTGTAGGGGCTTGGATTCTGATTCGACATCTGCATCACCTCACACCAGTACCCATACTTCTGCTCCGTCAGCTCCACCCTTCCAGCAAACGCCAAGCTTTGCGAGAGCATCTGCAACTGATGCGGCAGCTGGATCGATCTTCACGGCTTTGTTCCCCGTAACCTTGACATAGTCCCCAGCTGCAATCGCTCCGTTTGCGGTTGCCTTAACACATGCCTTGAATGGGGTCTGAACCGCAACCCTGTGCCTTGAATCTAGCCCGTCTGGGGCCTGGTTCTCGTGTATCGATGTAACAAGCACACCGATCGCATTGCCAGAAGCGGAAACCTTAACGGTTTCATCGTCTGATATTTCAACGAAGTCTCCTTGCCTGTAGTAGAATCCGTCGCTATCCTTGGTTGCCGTGGTGTCAACTTTTGCTGGCAGTGGCTGCTTTGTCAGGTCGTAAACAATCGGGCTTGTTGGTTCAGCCATCTCTCACCACCTCCACAGGGCCGAAATACTTTAGAGCTAGTTCATGGGGATCGGTCGTTGTTGTGTCGCTGAGACTCTTCTCCGTTGTTTTGGTGAATCTCCTCTCTAAGTCGGCCTTGTACTTCTCCAGCTGTTCTCTATTCAGAGACTTTAAGAAATCCCTGTCAACCTGTGAATCGATCGCGATTATCTCCGCCATCAGATCAGCCTTAGCATCCAGATCTTTGAGCCTCTCGTCTAGTTCCTTGACCATTGCTTGCAGCTCAGCATTCTGTTTCTCGAGATCGGCTATTTTTTCCTGCAAATCTGCCTCCATGTTCTTATCTTCGTCCCCGTCCATATTTAAAGCAAAGTCAGAAAGCAAAGCGAAAGCTTCTTCGAGGGCCTCGAAGTTCGGCGGTGTTTTCTCGAATTCCTTGTAGTGTGCCGCCAGATGTGAGTAGACTTTTCTCTTGTCGGCAGCTGGGATCTGCACTCCACCTCGAGCTCCCATTAAGGCAGCCATAGCAGCTCTTACACCGTTCCACACAACGGCTCCATCACTCGGCCTGTGATGTGGAAGCTTTAGATCCGTGAAGGCATTCGGCGGCATCTTTGGTGACCAAGCGAAGTGGGCGGCAATTCTTCTTTTCTCCTGATCGCTGAGTTCACTCCAGTCCTTGGATGTGAAATCCTGCAATCTCGGCTTGCTCCACGGAGTGTTTATTTCTGCCTTCTTGTAGCCAGACGGGTTGTTCGGCACAACACCCAAATCCACAACATCCGAACTCATATCACTCATATCAAAATCCTCCTTCTCGTTTAGCTCGCCGATAATGCGAGCATTACTGTCAGCAGGTTCCAAAACAACAGCAATGTGGATCAGCTTCAGATCCGTAATCGAGTTATCATCCCTCAGCTGCCCTCTTACTCTGACGCTGAAGTATGTGTTCTCAGGATCCTGCTTGACCCTCTCAGCCACTTCCTTGAGCATAGGGGTAAAGTTCCAGAATTCGACATCTGCTATTGCCGCTTTTCTTTCCTCATCGTAAGCCAAGTTGAACGTTGAACCTACTTTATCAAGGAACCTGTAAGAATGGTCCAGAACGAGTGGTGTAGCGAAGTATTCTCTGCCTTCCCGCCGCTTGAGTTCGATAGCATCTTCAACCATCCTTCTGATCTCTTCTCCGTTGAAGACTATGCCGTTGTGAATGCCCTCTGAGACCGCCACAATTCTCCGCTTTAGTGGTTCGTCATCAGAGACCGAGAAATCGAAGACATCAGGTACTATTGCCTCCTTCGCAGAGAGTGTTAGATCAACGGTCATTTCCTGCATGAATTAATCTGTTCGGGAGGTAAATATAAAGAAAAGTCAGATTTTAACCTTCAAGGATATTTAAAATAGCCTCCAAAATAACTTTCGCCACAATCAACCCTGGAATGATGCAGCCGAGTGCTAAAAAGAGGGCTGTGGTCAGGCTACCTACAAAATCATTTGCTGAAATCAAAAACGAACCGACTGCTTTATACCCTGCTGCAATCAAAAAAGCTCCCGCTATGATAATAGCTATGCTACGCTCGCTGGGCTTAATTAATCCGAACCAAAAATCAATAATTCCATCTATTATATCTAGCAGTTTGCTAATTATCGACCCCACAATTAAAATTCAATAAATATTTATTTAAAGGTTTCTATGTTTTTAAAGTAGCTTCTTCAGATACCTTGCCTTCTTCGACTCTTTGTTCTTGAGCTCGTCGAGTGCCTGTTTGACCCACTCCTTCTTTTCCTGCTCATAAACCTCAGCCGGAGTGTCGAGGTGGGGATCGTCGAAGAACGGAATCGGACGACAGCGGCAATTGGGCTCCCCCATCACCTTCAAAGCTAGCTGCTCCTCCTCACTTCCAACAACAAATACTTTGCCATGTAAGGCGAGATGATGAGGACGTGTACGCTCGTCTGCAACTGCTGAATACCTCCACTTATGCAAGCCAGCATGCTTGTATCCTTCAATATGCCCTAGGGCATAGGCTTTCTTAGTTGCAGTCCTTGCAAGCATGTTTGCGTAGTTCTCAGTTTTTATGCTGACATTCCGTTTGATTCTCTTCTTTACGAGTCTTAGCTTGCCAGTTGGTGAAACCTCCACGATCTCTTTGTATCTGCCAGCCCGCTGGAATAGGATTCGCTGCCCGAATGTCTTTAGCTTTTCTTGGAGCTTCTCCTTGATCTGCCAGTAGCTTAAATTGTTCCTGATGCCCTCCTCAATTACATCTGTGAGATCCTTAGCTAGAAAGCCGAACGATTCTTCCAAGATAGGAGCCAGCTCATTGATCACAGCATCTAAGCCTTGAACACCGATTGATGTTGGCTGTATTGGAAGCTTTAGTTGATTGATTGCCCTCTCGGCCCCCAAATAGTAGCTCACTGTGATGTGTCTTGCAAGCAACTGAGCAACTCTTTTCCTAGTCTCAGCGGTTTTGGCTATAATCAATTCCTGGAGGAGCCTGAGAGCTTCTTCTTCACTTGGTGTAAGCAGGTCAATAACCAAGGGCCCTTGCGAGTTCATTTCTGAGTCTCCTGATCTCTTCTGCAAACTCTTCCCTTACCTCGACCGAAGTTCTCAAAACTGGCTTTGGAACTCCCTTCTGCGTTGCCAGATCGATAGCTTTCAGTTTCTCCGAGAAGTTCTGCTTCTCTTCCTCTGGGATGGGATAACCGAGGTCCTCAAAGAACTTTGCAAGCTGACCTTCCGTCATGTACTGTACGAGCGGGATGAGTATCCTCGCTTTCTCGAGCTGATCCTCAGGCGTTAGATCCTCGAACTGGAATTGTGGAGCCTCAACTCCCTTGCCCAACTTAGCTTCAACATATGGTTTAATCAATTGGTCCTCAAGGATTTCGGCGAACAGGGCTCTCTCTGGGCGGATGTCTCTTTCAAAGAATTGTAATTGAACCTCTCCCACCGATCTGTTGGACGAGGTTGACTCGGTAAACGAATCAGCAAAGCCCATAGCAGCTATGAACTGGTCCTCGACATGCTGCTGGGCTCTTATCACACCCACCGGATTCCCCTTAGGCTCGAGCGTGTCAA